TTCATGTGTTTGTTTCCTTGTTGAGTCTATAATTGAGATAATTTTGGTCGCGCATGGTTTTGATTCTATGGCACATCACACACAATTCTTGCACATTGTCCAGAGTGTTGTTCCAGGGGTTGCCATCCTTGTGATCAATTTCTGTAAGCCCACGAGTGCCATCTGGAATTTTGGTGAAGTCTATGGGACATTCCCAGCCCAGGTGTGCTGTGTGATTTGAGCAAGTGTGTCTCTTGTAGGTGAGAATTCTGTGCCTGTGGGTCCAGGGTTGGTGTTCCAATTTTCTACATCTGCTGCAAAAAGGCCTGGGTCTGGTTTTGTCCATTTCGCAAGGATTGTTACAATTGATGTTCAGGCAATTGGGTATGGGTGGATTCATCTACAACTCACTTAACCATCGCATAGGAGCAACCTAACAGAAATCTTGAATTGCGTCAATCACAGAAATGGGTGAGGAAACTGTTCCTCACCCATAAATTTGGTCACATTAGTGGAGCGTGTCAAGATCCACTGGTGATATAGACCATCAAATCATAAGCTAGAGACCATATAATTGCCTCAGACTTGTTAATTGTGATCAGGCACGCTTGCTCACAAACTCGTTTAACTTTGAGGCAAGTTCTGTGATTTCCTTGCTGCTGGGCACAAGTGGCGGTTCTGGAAATTCAACCACTTGTTGGTTGTATTCCTGGGCCATCTGTATTTCTCTTTTTTGAAAATAAACATTTTCCACTGCCATGCGCTTGTAGTGCCAATCTTCCATCAAGATGTCCTTGGCCATCTTGAGAAGTTCCAGTCTTATTTCATAAGCTTCCATTTTGTTCTCCTGTGTGTTTGTGTGTGTTGGATCATTTGATCCATGATTATAGTGCAACAAACAAGAGAAGAATGTCAATAAAAAATGGGCTGTAATAATACAGCCCATTGTTGAATTTCTATACGGGCAGATCAAGATCCAAATTTGTGACTTTTGATCCAATCGTCTGGTGTTTGGCCTTCTATATCCACAAATTGATCATGCAATTTGTGAACGTCACAACTCCATTCATTGCACAAGTCCTTCATGACACTGTCAATGGTGTGATAATCTGTTTTGCTGGTGGTTTTCAATCTGCGCTTGAGTTCCGCAATTATGGGCGTCCAATCAGTTTGATCTTCACTCAAGGGTTGGTCCCCAAATAGCTGAGCAAATCTCTGATTGAGTGCCTGCACTTCTTGGCTGAGTACGTTCAAGTCCAGATCTGAAGATTCTGGTTGTTCTTGTAATTGATGTATTCTCATGGTGCATGTATTTATCATGTGAACAAAACCTCTGCTAAATAGAAGCGTCGACCGCGATACTGGAAATATCCGCCGACTCTAAACGCTTAACAGGAGCATTCAGCATGTTTATTTACTATGTTTATGCCTATCTGAGAAAAGATGGCACACCCTATTATATTGGAAAAGGAAAAGGATCTAGATATAGAAAGAAGCACCATGTGCCTCTTCCTACAGATCCAAAACGTATCATATTCCTAGAAAAAAATCTATCAAATCTTGGTGCATGTGCCCTAGAGAGAAGGTATTTCGATGGTATGGGAGACGTAATGATAATAGTGGGATCCTGTTGAACCAAACAGAAGGTGGTCAAGGAGGTAATACCTCTATGAGTCCTGCATATATCAAAGCCAAACAACAAGGAAAATTCAACGGTCATCCACACAAATCTCCTGAGGTATTACAACAAGCCAATCTCAAAAGAAGTCAAACGTTGATGGGTCATCCGGTATCAGAATTATCAAAACAAAAAGCTAGAGAACGCCTAATTGCACAAAATAAATTGCGCAGGGGCAGAAAATTGAGTGCAGAAACAATAGCCTTGTTGAAAAGACCACGAAAGAAATTCACCTGTGAATTTTGTCAACAGGTGGTGGGTGGAATAACTAATTACAAGAGATGGCATGGTGCCAACTGTAAGACGAGGAAGGAGGCTAATTAGCCTCCTTCTTTTTTTGCCAATTTAGACAGCTGACATGTCAGGTGCTTCTCGAGGAAATTCCTTGATATTTGCCTTTTGTATGCCAAAATATTGAGTAAGGAGATCAACAACAGTTTGAGATTCAAAATCTTTGCAGCTGAAGACGTCTGCGTGCAATGTCCAAGTTTGGGGCACAAAATGGACTACAATGGCTGATGTCTCAATCAGTTGCACTGCGGTAAATCCTGCCTTGGTGGGATCATGATCAGCAAACCATTCCACTTGGGGACGACCATAAGCTTTCATATCTATGTCATGCACTAACTGGTCAATAAATTTGATAATTGTTTCTCGATTGTTGATAGCGTCAGTGCATCCTGCGCCATCTACAACCAGGTGCTTGCCCCATGATGGTAGATTTTTGATCTCGGTATTGCTCATCTCATGATATCTCCTTGTGTAATATGAGTGTGAATGGTAGGTTTATTTAGGTAGATATTGCCATTTTGTATAACTTTGTGCTGGCTAGATTTTTGTATTTGGCCTCCACACAAAGGTCCGCAATGTCCCAAAACTCCAGAGCATACTTGCTGATGGCTGGCAACCAGGCATCGTCACTGTGTGCTCTCAGCTTGGCACGTCGGTACCCCTTGCTTTCCAACACTTGCATGTTGGGCAGTTGATGAAGATCTGCATGATCTGTCAACACTTGCTCGTGTGGCCAAGCCACATGAATTTCCGGTCTGGCACCTCGCCAGCTTTCCACAACCCTGGCAATACGGGGATCGTCAGGTTGCAGATAATCTCCCTCTTTGATCCAATAGTGATTGATGTCCACACAAATCTTCACCTCTTCAGCCAAGGGCAACAGATCATCCAAGCCATGACTGAATTCATCATTTTCCACACTCAGCCACTGCTGTGTGTCCTTGCTGAGTCTGGGCAAGGCTGCACGGAACCTGTCCACTATGTCTGGCCTATTGGGTCCCCCATGGATGTTGATCTCCTGCCGTTGATCGCTTGCATCAAATCCCATAAGTCGGAATATTTCAGCATGATATTCCAGATCTTCAATGGCCCTGTTCACCACATCTGCATTATCTGAGGTCAGAATGGTATACTGACCAGGATGGGTACTGAGTCTCACATCATGTTTTCTAGCCAGGTTGCCCACTGCCTCAAATCCCTCCAGCACACGACCTACTGACGGTTCCTGATACAGATGCTTGTAACGTTCAAAAGTTCGCACAGGCAAGATTTCACTGCCGATTCGCATCATGCGCAGGGCCTGAGGCCAGGTGCTCAGCATCTTAATCTGGGCGGCCAGCGCCTGCTGATTGTGGAGGATAATCGAACAGATTTTTTCAATCCTGGCAGCAGGAGTCTGCCTGTCCAGATATGCCACTGTGGTGCTCTTGCAGTTGTGCCTATCCAGCCATTCTTGAAGATCTTTTTTACCCACAAATTTCTGTGTGGGATCAGGCAGCATCTTGCAGCAGAAGCCAATACGGGTGTCAGTCACAGACAATGTCCTTGAATTTGTTCATCAACATATAACAGATATAGATTTATGTCTACAGCCAGGCCATTTGAAAGGTGGTGCAATCCTGGGGATTGTTGAAAATTATTGCCAAGAAATCGTTTTGGGTGTAATCTTATTCAACAATTTCAACATTAAACGTGAGTATGATTTGAAGGGCTAGATCTCTGCTCTTGACTACAAGAGCCTTGAGAGATACAGGTTTTTCGCCTGGGCACTTTTGTCCACTTGTATACCAAACACTGGTCAACCCATGACTCTTGCCTGTGACTTGTTTGCACAGATTGATCAACAGCATGTGTTCCTGTCTGTTGGATGGTGCAAAAATCCAATTGTGGTTCTCTATCCAATATTTCATGGACGTGTGGTTACATATGTTAGGATTGCATGAGTGAGGTCCCACTCACATTCCACCAGCCGGTGCAACTGGTTTTGAAGCTCACTGTCCAGATAGAACATGATAACAACTTCGTTCCCCACATTCTCGTCAAACAACTGTCTATCATAAATGCAATCCAGTGCCAATTCAAGGTCAGACCTAGAGGATGTGTGGAATATGGGATTCATGATCAGATCTTTTCGCCGGGCGTCCATCCACGGAACTGCACAAACACTGGGAAGCGGAGGCTCCAGGTGTCCAGGTTCTGGTCCATGGTGAGTGCATCACCCTTGATCTCCACAACACGACCCACAACCTTGTCACGGTTGTTCCAGATCTCATCACGCAGTTCTTCGCTAAAGCCGCTGCCCACATTCACACGGATCTGCTTGCCCTGGTCTTCACCTTCACACACAAGAGCACCCATGGTGTTGGCAAACTTGCTGTCAGGTGTGCCCTGCTCCACTGCCACCACAGTCAAATCCGTTGTCAAAAATGGCTTGATTTTTAACCAGGCGTCACTGCGCTTGGTGCGATAGCTGGCAGTGGGGTCCTTGATCATAACTCCTTCAAGGCCTTCTGACAGCACCTGCTTGTTGAATTCCGCCAGCTTGGCCTTGCCTTCCTCAGTGCTGAGGTTGATGCTCAGCTTGGGCACCACAGACACTCGTCCATCTGTGAGCTCATCCAGCACAGGAATCAACTCACACAAGCTGGCATGGCGATCTGCCTGTGCAACCTTGTAGTCACCAGCCTGGAATTTGTCGAGCGGGATGATATCAAACAACATCAGCCGGCTGTCCTGCGTGTTGACGTCTTCCTTGCGATTCACCTGCTTCATGAGACTCTGGAAGCTGGCGCTGATGATTTCACCATCCAACACCACACTCTCTGTGAGATAGTGGGCCAAAGGCCGCAATTGATCACAGATGTGTGCAAAGTTGGTGTTCTGCAAACCATTGCGGGTGAACTGGCTCACGTTGCCATTCTTTTCCACCACGGTCAAAATTCTTATGCCATCGTATTTGGGGTCCACCAGCTTGGGGCCGGCCATCTTCTTGGGATGATCATCCGCAGGCTTGGCAAGCTGACAGCTGAACACAGGCACTGCAAGGGCCAATCCCTTCTTGCCATTCTTGACCAGCACGCTGTTGATGGTCTTTTCGCTGGTGCCACACTTGAGATCCTTGAGGATCACACGACGATAGAACAGATTCCAGTCTCGTGCAGGAGCACGTAGAGCAGCATCACGCAGTGCGTCTCTGGCAGCATTGCCAGTGAGAGTGCGGTTGCGCAACTGGGTCACCAGCTGGAGAAATTCCTGCCAGGTGTATGACCCCTCACCGTCATCCTCTTCAATAAGCGGCACAGCCTTGACGCCAAAAGTCACCATCACATCCAGGGCCAGCTGAGCCCCCTGAAAGAACTCCACAATCCCAGCATCAAATGCTTGCTGGATGATGGCCTCCTTGTCCAGGCGGCTGTTGGTGGCTTGCAGAGCTTGAATAACGTCAGCAGGGGTTTTCATATGATGGTTACCTTGTTTTCTGATCTAAATATAACATGAATGCTGGCAATGTCAACTGCCCTCAGGGGCGCTTGCCAAGGATCTGCACACACTCTGCAATCACAGCATGTGCCTGGGCCAGTAGTCCAGGATCAGCATCACCAATCATATCAATCAGTGCCTGCTTCTCCCTGATGTAAACCCTAGCAAAATCAGGATCATGCTCAGTGATATCCTTGACGTTGTGAATCACATCCGCAAGCTTAATATTTCGCGCTGCCACAGGTGCAGCAGCAGTATGGGCATTGTCCAGGGCCTTGCGAGCGCGGCGATTGCCATCTGCAGGCTTGCTGACATCAGTTAGCCAGAACACCAGGTCGGCCACCTGATCTCCCAGTGCCTGCCTAACATCATCCAGCGAGAGTGGAGTATCCTCCACAACATCGTGATTTGCAGCAGCAGCTAGCATCTCTGGCGTTACAACACTGGTGCAATGCTCAAGCAAAATCTCCATGACTGCCAGAGGATGGCAGATATAAGGCTCCTTGCTGTACTTGCGCAGTTGGTTGATGCTCTCATGAGCATTGCGCGCAAAGTCCACGGCCCTGACGACCAGATCATCTTGTCTAATATTGTTCATATTATCATCCTAGCACAAAGGGTGTGGATGTCAACAATTATTCTGCGAGTAGTTTGCGCTTTTCAAAAACCTGAGTTTTGAGTCTCTTGCCAGTCTTTTGCTGGATCTTTTGTTTGGGAGGCTGCCCTGTGCCCAGGTCTTCATGGCTGAAGAAACCATACAGCTTGAGCTTGCGAGGTTCCTTGCCTTCCAACTTGTAGACTATGCTTACATCCTGGCCCATGTGAGCATGACTGAGCCCAGAATAGTTGCCACCACCTCTGAAGGGTTTATCATAGCCCACAAGTTGTAAGGGCGTTTTGAGCTTCTGATCTAGCCACCGTTTGAACGTGCTGGCTACTTCATCACCAGCACGCAGGAATGTTGATTGAAATTCTGGGCCTCTCACAGGTATTGTGTGAGGAGGTTGGTTTTTGTTGGGATTATCTGCAGAATCAGCCATTCCGGATCTTGTCACAGTAGGCAAGGAAACTGTCAACATCTGCATATTCCACCCACTGATCTTGCTGGGCATCGCTTTCCAGCAGGCGCTGCACAGTGGGGGTGATGAGGGTGTTCTCAACCACGGGGGCATCAGCAATGGGGGTGAGGTCTTTGATACGCATGATTTTTTGTCCTTGATGCCCTATTTAGTGTGCGTATAATAGCACAGTGATCAACCGTTGTCAACCACTTTTTTTGGACTATTTTTGCCCCAATTTACTTGTGCTTTTGGGCGTCGTGAAATGCAGTAAATTCTCTTCTGAAGTATCGTGAACTGTTTTTGCGGACTTGTCTGCAATCTTTTTGAGAACTTTTTTGAGAGATGATTCCTCAATGGGGATGAGATCTGATATCTTCATGACACAAGTATTTAGACTAAATAAATGTGGTCCGCGAGCATCCGACCTCTCCGACCACTCTAAACGCTATAAGGGAGCATTCAGCATGTCTGATATTTATGCAAACAATCTTACACCTCTTCATTATGAGGATTCAAATAAATCAGGTCAAATGATTTATTTGTATGTGAAGACTCATAACATAACAGGACTCAAATATCTAGGTAAGACTGTTTCCAAAGATCCGCACAAATACAAAGGATCAGGTAAGGTATGGAAAAATCATTGTAACGTACATGGATATAACTACTCTACTGAGATCCTATTCCAGTCCATATACACAAATGAAATCAAGGAACAGGGAATTTACTACAGCCAATTATGGAATATTGTGGAGAGTAATGCTTGGGCTAACCTTAAACCTGAAGAATGCGATGGAGGATATTACCCTGGGGCATTCACACCCGAGGCTAATGCCAAACGATCTCAAACTCAGAAGGGTAGACCACAGCATCCTGATCATACTGCCAAGGTTTCTCGTGCGCTCAAAGGCCGAAAAGACACACGTTCAGTAGAGAGCAAAGCGCAGGCTGCCGCCAAGGCATCAGCTAAACTGAAAGGCCGTAAGAAACCAGAAGGATTTGGTCAAAAAATAAGTGAGAGATTATCAGATAGAGTATTCTCAGAGACTTCTAAACAACACATGAAAGAGGCTTGGACACCTGAGCGCAAGTTAGCGCAAGCCGAAAGAACCAAAGCCTTACATTCACTTGTAGTCTCTTGTCCACATTGTGGAAGACATGGAGATAAGATGGCTATGAAGAGGACCCACTTTGATAGGTGTGTAGTGATCACAAAAAAATATAAATTCATTATTACCAATCCATCAGGTAACCAATATAAGGTTCATTATCTGAAAGAATTTTGCCAAGAACATAATCTCAATTTTCATTCAATCACTAATGCACTATACTGTGGCAGAAATCATTATATGGGTTGGATCATTCAGAGGCTTGCTTCACGTGACGACAGCTCTTCCTAAACTGGAATCCACTGCATGAACAGACCCACTTCTTGGTGACACCATTCTGCTTGACAGTGTAGGTTTCATTGCCCTTGCTGCTCTTGATCAGCAGGATCTTGTCCTCAGTGGGCTTGGGTTGCACCACAGCCTGGTTGTTGATGCTGATAATATCATGATGACTGATATAGTTGGTGGCACCAGTCACACCATTGACCATGGTGAGATGTCCCGCCATGTGTGGGGGCGTGGGTACCACAGTGCCGCGCATCACAGTCTTGGGAGCCACCAAATGCTTGGCCTCCTTGACCAGATAACCATGCACGTGGCTGGTGTCCAACAACAGCTCTACAGCCTGTCCAGCAGCGGGCATTTTCATCATGTGTTCCTTGCTCTATGTGGGCATTATAGCAGATTCTCATCTCCTGTCAACCGAATTTTTCTAATTTTTTCCGTTGACATTTCTATCAAACCTGTTATATTGGTTTTCTAATTTGAAAGGTATGCTTGTGAACCAGAGCATGTTGGACAGCTACTTTGCCATCTACAATGCCATGTTGTTTGATGGACAGCTCAACCCCGATCTGATTGTGTGTAGTGAATATCTTTTGGACACTGAGGCAGTAGGCTACTTTGATCCAGATTGTGATCTTGCTGGTGTGATTGGCATCAGCCAGGAATTGAATCTTGAGGATTCCAAGAAAGTTCTGGTTCACGAAATGATTCATGCGTGGGATTGGGATCGTCGGGGCAAGACATGCCATGATCAGGTGTTCACCAACAAAGCACGCGAATGCAGTGCTTTGTTGGGGTTCCATATAGATTGAACATCTGGTGTGTTGCCTGTATAATAGAGGATGCCCACCTCGCCCACCTATGAAGATTGGGGATTTGTATTCCAGTCGCCCATAATAAAATATACTCCGGAAATCTCAGATTGGTGCCAAAAGAACTGGGGTGATCCCATGCAACAATGGCTCATGGGCACAGGTGGGGATTGGGTGGTCATAGGTGCACCAGTTGTGTTTTTCTTTCGCAATCAGGATCAACTCACACAATTTGTATTGACTTGGTGCACATAACATCAAGTCAATAAAGCAGTCATTTAATTTTTGCTCCAGGATTTTGTTGCCCAACCTGGTGGTGAGGCAAAAAAGCTGGTGTTGCCAGGAAATAATCTAGTGTGAACACTGCGGCCACACTAGATGTTACAGGAATTATCTGTTATGCGTCAAGTTTTTGAACAATTGTGTAGCCAAAATCATGCAAGCGCTCTAGTAGGTCCTTGCAGGCTTGCATGTTCTTGACCTTGGCTGCTTGTGGAAGGCTTTCCCAGGGCTGCAACCAGGGGTGAGTTTTGTTGGCAACACTGAGTGCAACACCAAATCTCCAACCTCTTGCCAGGTGATCTTGCATCCATGCCTGATGCTGTTGTTTGCTCCAGGCTTCCATTACCTGGGCTATTTTTTGATCTGGTATGTCCTGTGCTGTGGGTTGCACATGTTCCACAGGCTGGCTGTAGTCAAAAACAAAATCACCTTCTGGGTAGGCCTTGTTCCAGGCTTGCAGCAGTTGATGAACTTCACTGGCATCCAGATCTCTCACCAGTGGCACAACATAGGTGTGCCTGTTGTTGCCCAATTTCTTGCTGTAGAACTTGCTGTAGGTGTCAGGAGTCAACTGGGTTTCACCAATCAAACCACTGACTAGGGTTTTTTCCACAGTGTTGAACCAGAGTGTAAACTGATCTCTCGAAAGCTTTTGGGGAACTATAATGCGAACATAACTTGCCATGATGATCTATTTATTCAAAAAACACATATATCTAACCAAGTTGGTTCACCTGGTACTGCCTGGAACCATTTTTTCCACATGCTCCAGCACCACACTGGCACTGACAAATCTATTGGCATCATGTGTTTCCTGTTCCCAGGTGAGAAACTGATTGGCTCTCCAAGCAATGGAACCCAGGGTGAGGTTGACGTTTTGTTCATGTCCAAAAATGTTGGGGTTGCTGGGTCCCCACAAAACAATACCAGGTTTGTTGAGGTCCCAGCAAAAGTGTTGAAAGAAACTGTCCACTCCCAGCCAGATGCTGCATTCTTTCACCAGCAATGCCAATTGTGTGAGATCCAGGTCCCATCTCACATCATCCACCAGTGCCTGCTCACCTCGCACTGCCACCTGCACCACTGGCACTGTGATCTCAGCCAACACTTGTGGCCACCAGGGATAATCCTTGGGATTTTGTTTGCCAGATCTCAGTGGCCTGCTCCAGGCATTCAATAATATCATGTATGGTTACCCTGAGGGATGTAAAGTTTCTCAAATGCCAATTGCAGGCTTTGTGTCCATTTCCACTGATCCATTTTCTGATAGATGTTCCAGTGACTGATGTCTCCAAACAATTGTTTGGCTTGTGCAATGCTGTCTCCAGGAATGATGTCAGGATAGCAACTGAACACAAGAGGATTAGCAATCTTGGGCAACACATGTTTGAACACAATGTGATCTCCCATGCCACAGTCCAACACCACAATTGTATGATCCTTGTATTTGATAAAGTTGTCAAATATTTTTTGATCATGATCATAGGGGGCTGGATCATCCCGTACTCGGATACCACCCTGATCATTTTTGAGATGCCAGGTTATGGCATTGGGTACCAAAAGCAGTGTGTAACCCTTTTGTTTGAGTCCCCAGGTGAACAGGGTTTCTTCTCTGTGAGCTACTGCACTGAGTGAGAGATTGTAATCATAAATTCCCGCTCTGTACAAAAAACTGCAATGCAAGTGATCCACACTCATGATTTTTTTGATCATTCCCCACTGGGGATTGGGTTCCTGTGATATTCTATCAATCTTGCCAGTGGCATCCACAGTTCTTGAGTCTGGAGGAGTGATAATGCTGCCTGCCACTGCGCCCACATCAGGTGCGGTGTGACTGAGCAAGGTTTCCAAAACATTGGGTTCAGCCACAGTATCATCATCCAGACGCCATACCCATTCATAGCCCATGAGATTGGCCATCTGATGATTGTGGTGCTGTCCTTTTCTAGCAGCAAACACACATTCCCATTTGATATTGTGCTGATCCAAAAGTTTGAACAAATACAAATAATGCTGTTGTTCTCTCAAATCTTTGGGTTGTAGATTGTCATCAAATATCATCAGCTTGTTGGGTTTGATGGTCTGTTGAATCACACTGAGGATTGCCAGAGGCAGTGTGGTGTCATATCTGCCCCTGGTGCTGATGCTGCACAATACCTTGTTCATGTGCGTATCCATTTTTCCACCCAGATGTCCATGTAACCCACAATCTCATGCTGTGCATTAAACAATGCTATGGGATTTTTCCACACTTGCACAAATCCTGCTGACGTCAGTTTGGTGCGCACCAGTTCTGGATCATGATACTGGGGATTTTCATTGCAGTTGGCATGCAATTCCATGTGTATGCTCTTAAATCTACGCAACAGTTGATTGCTGCTGTTTAGCACTATATCAAATTCACTACCCTCACAATCCATTTTGAGTATCATGTTGTTGTCATCAATATCAGCCACCAGTGTTTGTAAACTGATGCTTTCCACAGGATCACCCATGTGACTGTTGATTTTGCTGCCCACATGTTCATTCACAATCAACACCTGCTGATGGTCTATGGCCAACGCAGCACGATGCATGCTCTTGATATTTTTGTAACCCATGATGTTGAGCAACAGGCCCTGATACACATGAGGATTGGCTTCCACAGCAATGATCTCACGTGCCCCCAGTTCCCAACAACGCAAACTAA